AGCGTAATTGAGTTCAATGCTGGATTCAACTCAAAGAACGGCTACAAGGATTTAGGGAGGTTGCAGAATGCTAAACTCTACCGAGTAGACATTGAGGCAAAGCCCCATTTAAAGGACGAGTTCAAGATTAAGAGCGTTCCTACTTTGATTCTATTCAGAGATGGGGAAGAGATGTGGCGATGGGAAGCGGGGATTGATATGAAACTCCATACCCACCACCTTGACATTCAAGATGCAATAAATCGTTTCTAATGGCTTCAAAACTGCAAACCAACACATCCTACCACTCAACGAGTAAGAAGCGCAGAAAACACTCTAAAAAGGCTTCAGAGAACAAATTGAGTAAGAATTACAAGAAGCCATATAAAGGACAAGGACGATGATTTCAATTTCCAAGAATTTCACATTAGCGGAATTAACGAAAACGAATACGGGGCTTCCTAACGCACTTCCCGAACATTTATATGGAAACATCCAAGCGTTAGCAGATAATGTCTTACAACCCGCGAGAGATGCGTTAGGGCCGATTATCGTTACGAGTTGCTATCGCAGTCCCGAAGTCAATGTGAAGATTGGAGGCTCAAAGACCTCGCAGCATTGCTTGGCTCAAGCAGCCGACCTACGATTCAAAGGAGGCAACGATGTTCTCTTTCATTGGTTGGTAGAGAATACTGAATTTGACCAAATCATTTGGGAGTTTGGCACGGATGATGCTCCGAGTTGGGTTCATATCTCCTACTCTCCAAGACACCGCAAACAAAAACTAAAAGCAATAAAGCAGAATGGACGAACAAAATACCTCCCCTTTTGATGAATGGCTCAATGATTTGGAGGATGCTCCGCAACCGACTTGTGGGATTGATAATCCCGATGAGTGTACTTCTTGCGGTAGTTAGTTGCGGTTCTGCGAAAATCACCCAAGAGAGTGTAGTTGTAAGGGATACGGTAATTGTAACCAAAGAGCGAAAGTTGGTAGACACCCTAACACTATTCAAGGACACGACAATCTACAAAGACCGCGTCAAGGTAAAGATTGAATATCGGGACAATTATGTCAAGATAGAGGCTGAATGTCCTTCGGATACCATCCGAGTAACTCAAGTGAAGGTAGTTCAAGCCAAACAAGAGAAGTCAAAAGGTTGGGAAGGTCTACTTGGATGGACTATCGCTATTTTATGTACTCTTGTCATCATCCGAACTGTACTCCAAAAACTCCTTTAAGGTGTGTTATGTGCGTTTTAAGCGCACTTTAGGCGTTTAGTGGTATGGTAACATATCTAAAAAAAGATAATCGCCTAAACGAGAAAAGCCCAAAAGGTTAAAAAAAGATTTTTTGGTTTAGTGTAAAGTATGTATTTTCTACAACTAACTAATTATAGTTAATAGTTATAGTTATAATAGTAATTAGTTATAGTTATAGTTAGTAGATTAGTATGGTTAATTAGTAACTATGACTAAATTAGAGAAACGCAGACATTGGACAAAGATTGAAAATGGAGAAATACCCGATGACTACCAAAACCCCTTCTTGTCCCACTTCGGTTTTATGGACTACCCTTTGGATGAAGACCAAGAAGCAACCCGTAAACGAGCAAAAAGATACTATGGCTATGAATGAGCATCAAGGATGGCACTTTCTTTATTGGGATGACTACCCCGATACACGAACTGAAGAAGAAAAAGCAGCAGAGAAAAGAATGTTGGCTATCTTGCAGAACGGAAACAACGGTGAACACTATGAGCAAAACCCCTAAATACTACATCGGTAAGCATCGCCAAATAGAGGCGTTTGATGTAGTGCTTGATTTCCAAGAGGACAATTACAACTTGGGTACGGCTATTACCTACCTACTACGAGCGGGTAAGAAGCCTAACAACCCAATTACCCAAGACATCAAAAAGGCTATTGCTCATCTGCAAAGAGAGTTAGAGCATCAAACTAACAAGTCAGCAAATCACCTTGAATACTTTGAGTTCCACAATGCATCAGCAAAACCCAACTCCGATGGAATGGCATTACTATACCAACAAAGCGACAAAAAGAAAGATTGACAACCTTCTCCAAGAGGCTGCAATGTTATTCGCTAACTGCGAACCGACATACCAATCAAGGCAAGAGGCTCTAAAGCAAGAGCAAGAATATCTATCTCAAATCTATGAACTTGACCCCCACTTCGCTGAACGATGCGGTTATAAGCGTTGAGGTAGGTAAAGTTCCCTCCCTAAATGCTTTTTACGCTTCCAAGCATTGGATTATGCGTAAGAAGGCAAAGGATAAGTTCAAGGCAGAGATACTTGAGCAACTGAACCAATACGACAAGGTTCAATACAAAGCGGTTAGTGTACGATTAGAAACCAATCTCGGCTACGATATTGACAACTGCATTATGGCAGTTAAGTTCGGAATGGATGCTTTTAAGGACTGGGGAGGCATACCCGATGACACTAAAAAGTATTTCCCTAAATTAAGCATAGTACACAATCCCGAGATAGAGCGAAATACTTCCAAACTTTTTTTTACGGAAATATCAAACCCTTAACATTTTTTGTTAGTTTTGGTGTGTTCAACATTTATCAACACATCTATGAACTACAATTTATCACCCCAATGCTACGAGCAATTACTTGAAATTCAAGAGGCTCGTATTGAAGCAATGCAGAAACGCATTGATGCCCTTGAGGCAGTTAACAACCCCGTACTTGCTGCTGACTTGGCAACGCAAGATTTCATCTTTAAAAAACTATTAGGATGAAAAATAAGCAGTATATCGCTTGGTTAGAGGAGCGTATTGTCCGCCTTGAGGTGGAATTAAGCGAAGCCAAGAAAGAATCTCAAATCTCCTCTTATCTATTTGTAACTAAAACCCCAATTTATAATGCCTAAAATCGTAAGCCTACAAGACACGGGCCGAATGTGGAAAGAATTTCACATCCTAAACATCGCTTTTGATAACAACGATAGCGGTGATGTTCTCGCCAAATCAACTTCCCCATCCTACAAGGTGGGTGATGATGTCCAATACACCAAGAACGAGCGTGGTGGTATTAAGATTCAGCGCGACCAAAGCAATTTTAACAATTCACCAAGCAGTTCAAATAATTCTCAAAAGATGGGTTCAATAAGTCAATCCGAGCAGATTGCCCGTAGTGTAGTATTCAAAGGTGCTATTGACCTTGTGGGTGCGGGAGTCCTTGAAATAAAGGACATTCCACGATTCGTTACCGAATACCTACCCGTTGTTACGGGCGAGTCAACGGCAGCGACTTCCTACAAGGAACACTTCCAAGAAAGTTCACCATTCTAAATTAAAGCCCCACTTCGGTGGGGTTTTTTAATTATTATTGCTCAATGCTTAACCATCCATCACTTGTAAATAACGGAGATGTATTTGACTATCTTCAAAAAGCCCGTAAGGGGCAAATCAAAGAAGCATCTAAATTTGGGCATAGCGAGATTGATGACTATTTGAGATTCAAACGAGGGAACTTTATCGTTGTTACGGGACACGCCAATGTCGGCAAAACCCATACGATGCTATACCTAATGCTACTGCACACATTAAACAACGGAACGAAATGGCTAATCTATTCTTCCGAGAATGATGTGAAAAGTATTCAGCGTAAAATGATAGAGTTCCTATGCGGAAAGCAGATTCAGTATATTGATGATATTACATTCGCTCGTAAGTATGATTTCATTCAAGGTCATTTTGCTTTTATCAATCCCGAATCACTTTACGATGTATTTGACTTGTTAGATACGATGAGTGAAATTTATGATGAGTTCCAATTTGATGGTGTACTGATTGACCCCTATAATTCGCTTACCATTAACCAAAAGAAACTTGGGAAGGTCAACACCCACGAATATCATTACGAGGCTACAAGTCATATAAGAGTGTTTTGTAGGAAACTAAACGCAACACTTATACTCAACACTCACCCTGCCACCGAAGCATTACGGAAAGTTCACTATAAGAATCACCCATACGAAGGGCATCCTATCCCTCCTATGGCTTCCGATATTGAGGGCGGTGGTAAGTTCGTAAACCGAGCCGATGAACTTGTTGTCATCCACCGATATACACAACACGAAACTGATTGGATTTTTACCGATATACATATTCGGAAAGTAAAAGAACTTGAAACGGGAGGTAGACCTACACCCCTTGACAATCCGATACGATTACAATCTATGAAATTCAATGTCGGGTATTTTATTGGCTACAAGAATTTGATTACATTACCCGAACCTAAAGAATCATCGGATGTTCCCTTCTGACAATACCTTCAATGAACTGCATATACGAGAAAAGCAAATGCTTCTCGGGGCCATACTTATTTGGTTAAATGACCACGCCCAATATGCAGAAACTACCCAAGAGCAAAATGAAATCATCAACAAGATTATTGACCTTGTGGAAGTAGATAGGGTATTGAACTACTTCATTGACTATGAGCGTAGCACAAACCGATTCTTGAGCGATGCGAGATTGCAAAACGCTAAACTCAAATACGAGAACGAGGAAATGAAACAAACGATTGAGAAACTTCAAAAATCACTTGACAATGCAGCAGAAAACATTTAGAAACTTTCAAATCGGTGATGCTATACGCACCACTACGGGGGAGGTCTTTGAAATCATTGAACGCCTAACCTATTATTGCAAGTCGTGTAATTGTAAACCATTAACACCTTGTGATGAGTTTAAGCAAAAGACAACGCTTGTTATTAAATCCCAACGCGGTATATGGGAGATGTCCCTAAAAACGCTAACGGATAAATATCTAAACGGAGAGATTAACGAAGTAACCTATGTAAAAGGACAATGGAAATAAATGAACTAATCGCTATAAAGGAAATCTTCTTCCGACATAATGAAATCGTTGATGATAATTCACGAAAGCGCAATATCGTATATGCTCGTTCAGCATTCTCGGCAGCATTTCGTTGTGTCGCAGGGCCATCATTATTAGGGAAGGTTTTAGGTCGTAATCACGCATCGGTTGTCCATTACGCCAAATCACACGATTCATTGATAAACTATAAAGATTACAAAGTTTTGTACGAAAGAGCCATTGAACTTCGCGAAAGCCTTTTCAAACAAGAGGATTTGCCTACTATGAATCACTCTGACCTTATTCAAATAATCAAAAACCTTCGCCAAGAATTAAGGGAAGAAAGAGAAAAGAACCAACATCTGTATATTTACAAGGAAAAATTCTTTAAACTAAAGGAACTAATATGACATTTCGCATATCCCCCCTACTTGGTTTTATGGTTGGACTAAACTACCTTGACTGGGGTGAGGATGGATATGATGACATTGGTCATCGCTACGAGTTCCAAATAGGCGTTGGCCTATTTATTGTGCAAGTCATTTGGTGATACTTGAATTATTAGCAAAAAGGCACGATGAGTGGATTCGGATGGCGATGTCATTCGGTCTTGATAGAGATACGGCTAAAGATTTGGTTCAAGATATGTACTTGCGTATGTACAAGTATGTAGACAACCCCGAGAGGATTATGTACAATGAAAACGAGGTGAATACTTACTTCGTTTTTGTTGTTTTAAGGAACTTGCATCTCACCAATCAAAAGGGAATCAAATACGAACCGATTGGTGGTGCTGATATAGATGGCTCATACGAATTGCCGAACTACGATATGGAAGAAGCCCATAATAATCTAATAGATGAATTGTGGGAAGAAGTAGAGGGGTGGCATTGGTACGATACCAAGTTATTTAAGTTGTATCATAACACCGATATGACCATCAAGAAGATAAGCGAAGAAACAAAAATAAGTGAGCGTTCAATTTGGAATACATTAGACAATGGAAGAAAAAGAATCCAAACCAATCGCAAAGAAGCCTACGAAGCGTGGAAGACCACGAAAAAAGGCTGAAGGATTAGGTGATACGATAGAGAAAATCACAACGACTACGGGTATTAAGGCAGCCGTAGATTGGTTCGTTGACCAAACGGGTATTGACTGCGGATGTGATGCTCGTAAGGAGAAACTCAACAAACTATTTCCATACAAGAAGCCCGAATGCCTAACAAGGGATGAATATGAATTCTTGAGTACTATCATAGGCAAATCAGTTGTCCGTGTTACCGAACAATCACAACTCAATACTATTTACAATCGGGTATTTCATCAGAATGTCCAAGCCACAAACTGCGGTTCTTGCCTAAAGGATAGAATCGTTCAGTTAGAGGCGGTATATAAGACCTATGACGGAACGCCAACTGTTTGACTTCATCAAGACAATGCTTCGGGATTTAAAGATGTCCGAGTATAAGTATTCCAAATACGATTGCTATTCGGAAACTTACAAGATGGATATAGAACTCAAATGCCGTAGGGCGCATTATGATGACCTTCTCATTGAATGGGCAAAGTACGATGCGTTAATGCAACGCGCTATGCGATTTAAAACGCGCCCAGTATATATCAACTCAACACCGATAGGGATATGGGCATTCTACTTGGATGACCAAGAGATACAATGGGAGGAAAGAGATATGCCGAGAACAACGGACTTCTCAAACAATGAAAAGATTTCCAAAAAGGTAGGTTACTTAAATATCAATAACGGAAAAAAACTAAAGTAATGCCCTTACCTACACCGAGTGGCGAAAGCCAACAAGAGTTTATCAGCCGATGTATGTCAGAACTAAAGGGGGAGTTCCCCGACCAAGACCAAAGATTGGCGGTATGTTACACACAATGGAGGGGCGAATAGTCCCTCTTTTTTTTGGTCAAAAAGTATCTTTTTTTAATCAAGCGATATAGTGTAATAGTTTTTTTGTTAGGTTAGCATTATCAACTAATATTCATCAAGTTATGAAAAAACCAACCTCACTTGAAGATTACAAGGCATACGCCTTCGGCTTCACACTAATTGCGGTGCTATGTCTTGCACCATTCGCTATTATGTCAATGCTTAATTCCTTACTGCAATGAGTTTTAATAAATATAAATGGGTTGCTATGGTAGAGGAAGAAATCTTCTCGCAATCTGATAACGACTTCATCCGAACTCAAGATGATGCGTGGGAGTTAGTTAATGCGATGATTGATGATGCAGTTATCTATACTTACGATTGTTTTGATATTATCAAGGAATTGAATTACTATAATTGGGAACATTCCGAATTACCAGTAAATAACATTCACCAAGCAGCATACAACGCATTGCTTGATTTGGCTATTGAGAAAATTGACATTGAAAAAAACTTGTACAATGTGTAGTGAATTTGGCGCACCCGACCCCTACGGAGAACCCGAGCGTTGTGAGTATTGCTATACGGTTCTATCCTACGATGGTATTTGTGAAGAATGTAACTACGAAGACTATCACGAGTTATGATTGAGCAAAAATACTTTCACATTGAAATGATTCAGCCCGTATCGTGGAGCCATACCCCAACGAACGGAGAGATGGTTGCCGAATTTGAGGCAGTATGTCCCGAGACCGATAATCTAATTCTAACGATTCCGCTTCACGAAGATTTTTACGACTTCGCTAAAGCATATTGTGAGCAATACAAGGAATACATTATAAATAAATTGAAATGATTACGCTATTAAACGGAGATACTTGGGAACGCAATACGATTCTTGAGAAAATGCACGATGATGACTTTTACTATGGCTACTTGGGAAAGAATGCTATGAGCAGTTCAAATATCAAGTTACTATCCAAGAGTCCTAAACACTACCATTTTGTAACGACTTACGGACAAGAGCAAAACTCTACTGCCCTACAAGTAGGCACATTCATCCATACGATGGTACTTGAGCCACATCTTTTCAATGAACGATTCCATATCGTTGATGTACAAAGTCGTGTAGCGAAAGCCTATAAGGAAGCCAAAGCCAAGTCAAATAAAATTGTGCTTACGGCAAAGGAACACGATGAGAATATGCGAATCGTTGATGCAGCATTACGAAACGAATATGTATTATCAGCGATTGGCGGTTGCGAATTTGAAGTCCCCGAGATAGGTATTTTGGATGGCTTCGCATTTCGCGCTAAAGCAGACATCTTTGACTCTAAACATAAATTCATTGCTGACTTGAAAACAACGCAGAACATTCGTGATTTTGATTGGAGTGCCGAGAAATACGGATACGACATACAAGCATTTATCTATACGCAGTTGTTTGATGTCCCAGTAAGCAATTTTAAATTTATTGCTATTGACAAGGGTTCTCTTGATATAGCCATATTTGATGTTGAGGATTCATTCATTAACAAAGGATATGCTAAAGTCAAAACCGCCTTGAAAGATTATAAGGACTTCTTTGTCTTACATCAAGATTTGGATTCATATACCATAAGAGGAACATTAAAATGAATAAAGAGATTGCTAAAGAGTTAGATTCCTTTGTTGAAACCATAGCCCAAAGATATTCAAGAACGGATAGGATTGGAA